ACCTCTTGCGCACTTCGGTTTCGCGGCGTTGTAGGTCCGCGCGCTCCCAAAAATCTTTGCGTTGTTCTGCCGCTTTGCGCTGCGCGTCGCGCTCGGCTTCCTTAATCACAGTTACAACACCGCTGATGATTTGCCAGCCAACATAGGCGCAGGAAAATATCGTGATGGTCACGAACAGATCATGCATCACGCCTTCTCCAAATCTTCGATGGTGAGTTTCGCTTTCAGCATCAGGTTAACCAGCTTGGCGGCCCACATCGGCACCGGATATTTTTCGCCGATCCAAGAGCGCACGGTTTGCGGCGCGAGTTTCAACATCGCCGCGAAGCCGACTTGGGTGAAGCCGAGTTTTTGCAGCTTGGTCCAAAACTCTTGACCGGACATATCGCTTCCGGCCGGGTTAGACGGTTTCGATTTTTTCGCCACTGGCGGTTTTCCCCTTTCCGTTGATGAGACGTTCCACAAGGCGTCGCGTGGTCTCTGAGGCCCATGCTTTGCCTTGCGCGGTTTTGATGCCTTTCAGGTTGAGCAATCGCGCCAAGCGGCGCGAGGACAGGTTGCGGTAAGGCCAAACGACCTCGCGCAAGGTTTCTGCGAACGCTTGCGCGGCATCGCAATTGATGCGGGCCTGTTCGGGATTGCCAAGCTTGACGCCGCGCGACTTGGCGGCGGCCAAGGCATCCTTGGTCCGCTGCGCGATCATGCGGCGCTCTTTCTCGGCCACGGCCGCATAAATGTGCAGCATGAACGGATCAACGTTCGGCCCTAGTTCGGCGACGATGAACGGCACGCGCTGCGACATCAACCCCGCAACGAACGCGACATCGCGCGACAAGCGGTCCAGCTTGGCGACGATGACGGGCGCTTTCAGTTTGCGCGCGGCGTCCAACGCCGCAGCCAGTTGCGGGCGGCGGTCGAGCGCGTCATAGCCCTTGCCGGTTTCGATCTCGGCAAAGTCTTGGTGGATCGCGTAACCTTCGGACGAACAAAAGGCCGCAATCGCGGCCTCCTGCGCGTCCAAGCCGAACACCGGCTTTCCCTTGCGCTCTTTCGACAAGCGCCGGTAGGCGATGGCGGGTTTCATACTGTGAACACCACCGCTTCATTTTCGACGGTGTAGGCAACCTCGCCCGTCACCAGCTTGCGCGCGGCATCCATGGGCAGGCCCCAACCGCTGGCGATGACGTTCGCCATGGTTTCGCGGTCGCGTTTGAATTTTGCGCCGTTGATCGCCCAACGCACCATGCCGGGCGCGTCAATCATCTTGCTTGATCCTAGTCGATAGGTTTGCATCTGGTTTCCCCTTGCGCTTGATTGCGCGGGCTTGGGATAGCACGTAATCGGCTAGCGTGCAATGGGCAAAGAAAAAGCCCGCCGCAACGGGCGGGCTTCTCTGTTGATCTGGCGGGCCTAATCTTCGATGGCGTACCGGGTGCCGTCATCGATGACGGTAAGCCGCTGGCCGGGTTTCAGGTCGGGCTTACCGATATGGATCAGGCCTTCCGAAAGCTTGCGGTCAATGTCGGCCGCCGTTGCGCCTTCATAGGCGTAGTACCGGATTGCGGTTTGCTTGCTGACAAAATGGCTGGTGCCAAGCTTCATTGCGGTTTCCCCTTTGGCGTCGAAACAATTTCGGCGCTTCTAATGCCCTATGCCGGGTAGCGGTTTCCCGCGCCCGGCACAAGCGGCAAGTGACATGGCCTATAGCCGCGCAATCCAAGCGATCTTGTGGCGGTTATAGGTCTCATTCCGCTTGATCTGCTTTTGGGATTGCTTGCCCGTGCCACGGCAGGAAAAGCACTCGCCGGAATGGGCCATCTTGCCATTGACGCAAGCGCCCCAACCATAGATGCCCGTTCCCTTGCACTTGACGCATACGCCCGGCTTGTCGTTTGGCTGGCTGAGATCGTACATTTGGTTTCCCTTTGTTCGCTGAATGCGATGACCGTTTATAGCCAGTAAAGCGCTAGCCTGTCAAGTGCTAGGACAAAAGAAAAAGCCCGCCGATCTGGCGGGCTTCTCTGTGGCTCTGGTGGGGTGGCCTATGCGGCCACCGGGAGATCGTCAGCCAAGGCGCGGGAGCGGAGATAATCCGCCGCCTTTTGCGCTGCGCTGGCTGCGGTAAAGAACGCCTTGGCGTCATCCTTCAAAAGGCTGATCCAGTTGCCGATATAGCCCGCGTGCCGCAATTCACCGTCAATCGAAAACTCGGCACAAAGGAAGGCGGCCGTCAGCTCGGCAACCAATTCCTCCGCCGCATAGGCGCGGTCCCCAAAGCGCTTGCCGAACGTGCGGCCGCAACGCTTGTCGGCACCGGTCCAATGCCCCAGTTCGTGGAATGCGGTGCCGTAGTAGCTGGCCGCGCTCTTGAAGCTTTCAAAGGTTGGCATCTTCACGCAATCGAACGCTGGCGAGTAGAAGGCCTGATCCCCGCCGGTCTCGGAATAGTTCGCACCCGTGGCCGCGATAAATTCGTCAATGGTGGCGTCGCGTTCATCGGAATTATGCCGCTTCACTTCCGGCGCTTCGAACACGCGCGCGGGAAGGCCTTCACACTGATCAACGTTGAACACCGTGTAAAACTTCATGGTTGAGAAGGCGCGGCCATCCTGATCGGCTTCACCGTCTTTCGGCTTGGCGACCAACTGCAAGACCTTGCAGATTTGGAAACCATGCTCACCCTTGCGAACGTGTCCGCCCAAATCCATTGCCTGCTTATAGGTGAGGTAATGCGGCGTCTTGAAGCGGCCGACATTGCCCCACAACAGGATTGCGTTGACGCCTTGGTAGGCCTTGCCGCTGATGACGTTCAGCGGAACGTTGCGGCCAGCGGTGGCCGACCATGGCTTGACCCATGGGGCCGCGCCGGTTTCCAGTTCGGCGAGAATGCGGGCGGTGACTTGAGCGTGCAGATTGGTAGCCATTTGGTTTCCCCTTGCTAGGCATCGAATGGCCGTTGTTAGCAAGTAAAGCGCTAGCGTGTCAAGCGCTAGGGAAGCCAGTTCGGCAAATTATTTTTGGTCACAAAAAAAAGCCCGCCACAAGGGCGGGCTTTCAGTGCTTGGCGTTGGGCTAGATGCAGATCGCCGCTATCAGGAACGCGCCAACGAACGCGATTGCCAGCGACGCGAGTACGTCAATCATGGTGTCACCCAAAGGCCGATCGGCAAATGGAGCACGATGACGACGTAGAGCACGATTGCGAGAATGATCAGAGCGGTGCGCATTGATCAGGCCGCAAACGGGTTGGGCAGGGTTTGAAGATTGCGCTGCAATTCCAGCCGGACGCGCTGCGCGGCCTTGTATGCGGCCTTGCGCGTGTCAAAGCCGGGTGTCTGAAACACGACTTCATCGGCAGAGAGAATGAGGCCGATGAACACGCGGCCGATCGATTGGGTTGAGACTGTCAACATTTGGTTTCCCCTTACGAGGCAAGCGGGATGCCGCCTCTAATGCCTCAAGCCGGGTAAGCTTGCGCTGCCCGGCATGACGCGATGTTAAGAGAGCTATTCGGCGGGTAGGGTGATGACCCATCGGGTGCCGTTGATGGTTGAGCGGCGTTCGATCAACGGGCATTCGGCCTCGAACACGTCGCCGCTGGCGTACATATCTTCCAAGGCCAGTTCGGCGCGGTCGCGAGATTTGAAGCGGGCATACTCGAAACGGTTATCGGTCATTGAACAATTCCCTTTGCTGGTGTGTGTCGCCGAACAATCCAAAATCGGTTGGCTGTTGTGGCGCTTTGGGTTTGAGCGGTTGGTTGGCCGCGCGTTGCGCTAGATCGCGTTGCGCGGCGTCACCAATGCCCGGCAGATCAGAATGGGATGGTTGCGAGCGCATAGCGTTCACGGTCGCGGCGTTCGCAAAGCATCAGGTCATAGTCATTGCCAGCGGCGCGGAAATCGGCGCTTGCGAGCGAGCAAGCTTGCCGGAACATGACAGAGGCCTCGTAAGCGGCCTTGCGGAATGGTGACAGGTTGAGCGAACGCGCGTCATGGAAGGCCTTGGACGATTTGTAGACCTTGGTTGCCCCGCCACCGCCCGCGCGCTGGTAGCGATCGGCTGCGACGTGGCGCAACTCGTTCATTGCATTGCTATCGAACATTGGTTTCCCCTTTGCCGTGATTGGCATGCGGGGACATAGCACGTAACAGGCTAGCGCGTCAAGCGCTATAGTGAGGTGATGCCATGGGTGGCACTATTTCGAGAGGCCGGAAGCGGAAGCAGCGTGCCAAACTGTTCAAGTCTTATTCGGTCAGGGATGACCGGCGGGCGCGGGGCATCCGCCGCATGCGGGAACGGGAGTTGGCGCACGCCATGGCCCGCCTTGCGGCCTTGCAAAGCCATGTGAGCTAGTGCCGTGGCACCATTTCAGCGCAAGCACGTTCCGGCGCACTATCGGAACGGTCAGACCTTCGGAAGGCCAAGCCTGTATCTGCCGGAATACTGCGATCTGGTGATTGCGAAGATGGGGGAAGGCCTAAGCCTCACAGCGTTTGCAGGGTTTATTGGTGTCAGTGTTGACACAATTTACGGATGGATAAAGTGTCACGCTGACTTTTCGGAAGCCGTGTCTCGCGCGACACCCGCGCGCGTTCTAGCGCTCGAAACCAAGCTGTTGCGATCTCGGAAGGGCGCGGAAACCACGGCCGCTATATTCGCCTTGCGCAACGCTGCGCCGAACGAGTGGCGCGACGTGAAGCACACCGAACATGCTCACCGCTTGACCGCTGATCGGCTCACCGATGACCAATTGCACGCTATCGCAGCGGGCCGACAACCACATGAGGCGGGCACGATCGATGCTGATTACAGCGTTGTGAAGTGATCGAACGCCACATGCAAACGTGCGATGGGCTGTGGCGCATCACGCGCTAGCGCCCTACACGCTGGTAGCCGGGTGGGGGGAGGGGAAAATTTTTAGGTTTAAGCATGCTTATTTTGACATTCCCCCCTACATTTCCGCAACCCCCACAACTTCGCGGGTCCCCTACAAAATCCCAACCCCCACAACTTCACGGGCTCAACGTCCCTACATTTCCGCCACCCTCCAAAACTCGCGGGGTCATCGCGTGTCTCTGCGTAGCTGGGCGGCCATGCGCTCTAATATTTCCGGCAGGTCCAGTGAGGTTTCGGCATCGGTTTGGCAAGAGAACCCGTTGCCCTTGTTGCCGCCGATAATAATCACGATCGCGGCTCTGGCTTCGGCCTTCTCGCGCACATGGGCGCAGAGATCGCCATACTTTCCCGGTCCTGATGCCATTTGATTTCCCTTTCGTTGGAGACCCTAGCATGGCTCGCGCTCATCTGACACCAACCCCCTCGATCGTCCGTTTCTGGAAACACCTTCGCAAATTCGGCAAGCGCGCGTTCTGGAAGCGGGAACGCAAAGCAGCAAAGGGAGACGCATCATGGCGACATTCACACTGACGGTGACGCTCCAAGCCGCCGATCTGCGACAGGCTTCCCGCGTGACCGAAGCGCTGCGGCAGGCGGCGGATCAGCTTGTGAACAATTCGAACGCGGGCAACATCGTCACGCCCTTTACCAAGGTCGATAATCTCGGGGTCACGCAATATGCGTGGAGCGTTGCCTAATGAGAAAGGCTCTGGCGCTCGCGCTGTTGTTGGGATCATGTGCGCCGTCGCCATCGGCCTACACCCCAGCTTCACGGGCTTGGATCGTGGAGTTTGGCACGGGGCGGGTTGAGGCGGCGGCTCCGTTCGCCAATATTCCAGCTTTGGTCCATCAGCCGGCGATCGATCTGTCCTCGGGCGGATCGAAGCGTTCTCAAAACCTCGATCCTTCCACTCGGTTCGTCCGCGTCGTCTGCGAGGTGGCCTGTGTCGTGCAGGCCGGTGCCGATGCGTCCAAGTCGGCGATCGTCCTTCCCGCGATGCGCCCGGAATATTTCGGGATCACGACAGGGACGACGATCCTGTCCCTGATGGCGGTGCAGTGAAGAGTGTTTTGATCGTCCTGTTCATCATGCTGGTGACATTGATCCTGCTTGCCACCGCGCACGCGCACTCGTTCTATTCCATCGAATGCTGTGCGGAGAAGGATTGTAGACCCGTCCCGTGTTCGGAGATCGTGAACACACCAACAGGGTGGACGTGGAAGGATCGGAATTTCACCACGGCGATGCTGCGACTGTCCCCTGACGGGCTCTGTCACGTCTGCTTTGGCTTGGTCCCCCGCTGTCTCTATCTTCCCCCTCAGTCTTGATCCAAATCAAACGGAACCGACGAAAAAATTTGGAGATAGGTCAGGGTTCGTAACTATTACGACGGACGAAATGGTGCCATGGTGAAAATCACTCCGATGTCCCGATCCGAGTGGCTGCACAAGATGGGGACCAAGGAAAACCAATTGCGGGCTCTCCGCGAGGGGAGAACCGGGAGGGGGGAAACCCCATCCGCTGATCAGGCCCCTCCCGGCGCAACGAGTGAGGCAATCCCGCCGCAGCGCGGACCCGAACGGGGAAGCCTCGCCGGTCCCCTTGCCGATCCGACCGGGCGGGGAGAGGGGACCGGCACAGAATTGAAACCCGGTCAGGACACCAACCGGGGTTCGATGGAAAGCCCGCGTGCCGAACCTCCACCGGCCCGGCTACGCGGGCGACCATTGAAGGGATTGGAAGCCAACACCTTGCAGGCGTTGGCACCATGGACGGACGAGGGGATTTCGCGCCGGACATGGTATCGCAGGCAAAAGAGGTGAGTGATGTTTCGGGATTTTCCCTTCGGTGAAGTCGTCACCAAGGCGCAAGCGCTTGCCGCTGCCGGTCACGATGTCTACCAGAAATTCACCTGTGCGGGCTGCGGGGCGCGGCTGACGATGGAAGAACCGAACGACTTCCACGAAACGGGGACGTGCGACCGATGCAACGTCATCACCGACATCAAGGCCCGTGGGTGCAATTACATGCCTCATATGAGGCTGCGCTGATGCCGACCGTGGAAAGCAGGCAGATCGAGATCGCCTGTGTCGCGTGCCGGGAAAAGGAACGTTCCATCGAACTGTTCGACGGCACCAGAAAGGAATGGTTTCCGACCTCGCAAGTCACCGATAACGAGGACGGCACCTATTCAATGCCGGAATGGCTGGCGAAGGATCGGGGCTTCATATGAGGACGCCGATCAACACCAATTGTCCGTTCTGCTTTCGGGCAAACCGCGAACGCCAATGATCCTTGGGGCGATCGAACCCCGAAATCCGGCGACTATGGACTGTGCAAGTTTTGCGGCGAGGTTTCCGTGTTCACCAAAACGCAAAAACTGCGAAAACCAACCAAGTCGGAACGCTCGAAAATCTTTCAGCATCCCGGCATCATCACCTTGCGCGCCGCTTGGCAGGTACAATGATCGATCCCCGCACCATCGCGCATCACAAGATTGCCGATGCGCTCAACGGCATGGACCCGCAGGACGCCTGCATCATCCTGACCTATGTGCTGTGCCAGATCGTCCACGGCATGGGCGAGGATCGCGAGTTTCTGATCCATAACGTCGGCAAGCAGTTCGACATCTTCAAACGATCAGAGGTGTCGATGCAATGAGATCGTTCCGCCAGATCATGCGCGACATCATCGAACACCGGCAAGCCGGGCTCTCGATTGCGGTGGCGGTCAATTCCGCGCTCGATGATGCGGAATGGCAAATCATTTTCGACAAGCTGATATGGGTGGCGCGGCTGGAAAAGGCCTTGGCAAAGTACAAACCGGGGCAGCGATGACCGATTATATCGTGGCGACGCTCTCAGAGCCAAAAACACCGATCCTGCCCGGCCCGCTGTTGGAACGGCTCTGGTGCAAGCGCTGCGGCAACGACGTGCAGGAAAAATTCCTGACCGTCACCGATGGGACCACATTGCGAGGTTTTGTCTGCGGCCTCTGCGAGGTGCGCGCGCGATGACGACACCGGCCGAAAAAGTCGCACTGGATGTCATCTTCGCCGCGCTCGGCGCGCTCCCGGCTGGCAATGAGAAGCACCGGGCCGCGAACAAGATCGCGATTGCCATCAGCATCACGGTCACGCTCTGCAAGGACCACGGTTATCCGCTCGAAGAGATCGTGAACGTGTTCCGCCACCGTTGGGACGATTACGACGACTATTTCAATGAGCACTGACCTCAAAAAGGTGGCGTGCTTCAAGTGCGGGATGAGGTTGAACAAAAGACGATGCCCATTCGGATGTCCCGCGAGCCGGTTAAGAGAAAAGCGCCAGTCCGCAACAAGAATTTTGCGGGCGATCGACCGCGCGAGGAAGCTCCCCGCAATATTTCTGATCGGACGATAGGCTGTTTCGTCAATTCGATGAAGGAATACGCTCACAACAACAATCTCGGGCAACCGACGCTGTTGTTCGATCAGGGCATCGGTCATTTCGGAGTGTGCCTCGATTGGCGCGACGACCGCCGGGCCTTCACCTTCAGCAAGGCAAGCTGGACCGTCGCCGACTATCAGCGGCTCTGCGACAAGTTGAGGACGTGGTGAGAATATTGGTGTGCGGCGGCCGGGATTTCGAGGATGCGCGCAAGATCGCGGGCTTTCTCGACGACTATCTCGGCAAGATCACGGTGCTGATCCATGGCGGCGCGCGGGGCGCGGACACGCTGGCGGGCGCATGGGCGGCCAAAAATCAGATCCCCGTCGAAATTTTTGCGATCTCCCGAGCGGATTGGGATCACTACCGCAACAGGGCCGGTCCACGGCGCAACCAGCTCATGATCGATAAAGGCAAGCCCGATCTGGTGATTGCCTTCCCCGGCGGCAACGGCACCGCCGACATGATGCGTCGGGCGAAGCGGCACGGCATCGATCTGATTGAGGTGCCGCGATGACGTGTCTCTGGATTGGCGTGTTCATTGTCTCGTTTCTTGTCGGCTACTGGATCGGCCGGTGAAATTCGCGGACGAAACCTATGTGCGCTCGATTGCGGGCCTGTCTCGCCAAGAACTCGGCGAGCGGATGAAAGAGACCGAGCGCGAACAGGGTTTCACGATCGTCACCGATGCCCCTTGGCTCGATTGGGATGATTGGTCTCCTTTCACGATCATTTCACAGGACGGCGGGCGTGTCCGGTTGGTCGCCTTGGAAGCCAAGCGGCCGGGCAAAGGGGCATTCACAAGATTGGTCGAAAGAATTTCGAGAGCCAGGTTGACGCCTGTGCTGGTCGAACCGAGCCAACTGCTCACCGATTGGGCCGTTCGGCATGATTGGCGGCGTCGCCGGATCGGCAAGGGCCGCTTCGCGCATGAGATTTGGTATCCGCGCCTGAGACTGTTCTGAATGTTCCTATCGCGAGAGGATGCGGCGGCGGAAATGATCCGCCGTCAAGACATTCGCTCACGCCTGCAATTGTGGTGTGAAGCCCAAGGGTTCGTTCCTGCCAAGCATCACCGGCTGCTCATTTCCAAGCTCGAAAAAGTTGCGTTCGGCGACATTCCGCGGCTTGCGGTGTTCATGCCGCCCGGCTCGGCGAAATCGACCTACACGTCCATCCTGTTTCCGCCGTGGTTGATGGCGGTGCATCCAAAAGCCTTGGTGCTGGCGGCCTCGCACACCACCGAACTGGCGGAGCGGTGGGGCAGGCGGGTTCGCAATCTGATCGCCGACAATGAGTTGACGCTCGGGCTCACGCTCTCGACCGACAACCAAGCGGCCAACCGCTGGTCTCTGATGCAGGGCGGGGAGTACATGGCGGCCGGGGCCAATGTCGGCATCGCCGGTTTCAGGGCGTTGTTCGGCTTGATCGACGATCCGATCCGCTCAAGGGCGGACGCCGATAGCGAGATCATCCGCGATCGGCTGTGGGATTGGTATCTGAACGATTTCCGGCCGCGCCTCGTTCCGCACGCAAGGCAAGTGCTCATTCAAACCCGCTGGCATGAGGACGATCTGGCGGGACGGGCGCTCAACCATGAGGAATGGGACGTGCTCTCGCTTCCTGCTCTTG